GTATATAGACTTTAATGGACTTGACAAGATACTTGGATTATGATATATTAATAGAATGATAAGATTATTAAATATATTGATTAATTCATTAACAGATTTGAGAGATAAATTAAGAGGCAAAACCATAAGTGAAAGGTCATATAAATAATAATTGATAGCGATTATACAGCTAACACAAATACAAACATACGGAGAATACAATGAACTTTGAAACATTAAAATCAAGTCACTCTAACTTTGATAAACTTACCAAAGCTTTAGAGGCCAGCCTCAATCCTGAGGATATTAATAAACAATCAAAAGACAAATATACAGACGACAGAATATGGAAACCAGAACTAGATAAAACTGGTAGTGGTTATGCCGTAATTCGTTTTTTACCTGCTTCTGAAAAAGAAGAAATGCCTTGGGTAAGAGTGTGGTCTCATGCCTTTCAAGACAAAGGTGGTTGGTATATTGAAAACTCTCTTACTACATTAAATCAAAAAGATCCTGTAAGTGAGGAAAATACAAGATTATGGAATACAGGTGTTGAATCTGATAAAGAAATTGCAAGAAAAAGAAAAAGAAAATTATCTTATTACTCTAACATATTAGTTATGAGCGACCCTACTCATCCTGAAAATGAAGGCAAGGTGTTTATATTTAAATATGGTAAAAAAATATTTGATAAAATTACAGAAGCGATGCAACCAGCATTTGATGATGAACAACCAATTAACCCTTTTGATTTTTGGAAAGGCGCAAACTTTAAACTAAAAATTCGTAAAGTAGATGGTTATTGGAACTATGATAAATCTGAATTTGAGCCTGTAAAGGCAGTTGCTGAAAATGATGAAAAAATTAAAGCAATATGGTCTAAACAGTATGCTCTTACACCTTTCTTGGCCCCTAGTAATTTTAAGACCTATGATGAACTCAAAGAGAAACTGAATAGGGTAATTACGGGAACTAGAAGCTCTGGTACCGTTGAAGACGCTGAACTCCCTCCAGCAAAACTAAATGGTACAGTGAAAAGTAATAGTAAAACTACAAAGTCTGTTATTGATGATGACGATACGTTGTCTTACTTTAGTAAACTAGCAGATGATGAGTAGTATATCTCTCTACTAATGCTTTAATGGTGGTCAGAAATGGCCACCATATTTAAACCACTCTTGTTGAGTTTATTATATTAAATGTAGGATTTGTATTATTAACAGAATTAGGTAATGATACTGTGCTTCCTTGATTTACATTTGAAACATTTGTTTGATTTGCTAAATTTACAGCTTGTTCTTCCATTTCTTCTTCAGGTCTTACAAATTCTTCACTTAACTCTGTTAATTCTTCAGGTTGTGGTATTTTTTCTTTTCTTAAATTTTTTACCATTGAATCATCAGCTGGTTCAATTATACCTTGTGTAGCCATTTCAGAACTTGCAATATCTTCAGGTGGCATTTCTTCTTGCATTTGTTGTAATTTTTCAGCTTCTGCTTGTGCCTTTTCTTGTTCTTCTTTAGCCTTTTCTTCTTTTCTTTTCTTAAATGCTTGATAAGCTTTGTAGCCTCCGAATGCTAAACCTCCTATTGCTAAAGCACCTAAAGTTATAGGATTTAATGCTAAAGCACCTAAGCCCGCCATCAATCCTCCACCAGCAGCAGCAGCGCCTCCAGCAGCGGCTGCTCCGCCAGCGAGTGCAGCACCGCCTCCAGCAGCGGCTGCTCCGCCAGCAAGAGCAGCACCGCCGCTAGCAAGTGCAGGAACGGCAGCAGCAATAGCTCCTCTACCTACTATACCTTTTAAAACACTGCCTACTCCCCCTCTACCTAACACAGATCGTATCATTCCACCACCTTTTGTACCTTTACCTGTACCAATCATGTCCATTAAACCTGAACCTGCGCCACCTCCACCGCCACCGCCGCCTGTAGCACTAGCAGTAGCGGCATCACCACCAAAACCAAATAAATTTTTTGCAAAATCACCAAATTTTTTCAGACCTTTTGTTAAACCATCTAATAAAGGACCAAAAGTGATTTTTAAAGTATTTAATGTGATGTCTTTAAGTTTTGTAAATCCTTTACCAAAATCAGTCGCTAAAGTAGTAAAACTTTTTGAAAATATAGATGATCCAAATTCTAATACTTTCTTACCAAGTTTACCTAACATACCAAAAGATAAGGTATCTATTGTTTTTAATATACCACCAAATGTAGCATATAAAGGTTGCATAACTTGTCTTAAAATGTCAGGACCACTTTCACCTCTTAGAAACTGTCCAGCTTTTTGCGCAAATCCTGGTTTTCTTTCACCTATTTGTTTTCTTATGTCTTCAACTTCTGTTTTTTTATAACTAATTCCTTGTGTTAGTAATTGAATTTTTGATTGTTGTTCTTCATCAAATGCACCACCCACTCCTTTACCTTTTTCCGAAAGAGCTTTATTTAATTCTTTCTCTTTTTGCATGATTTCTGATTCTTTTTGTCTTGCTTGAGTTTCTTTTTCTTTAATTTCTGTGCGTGATAAATACTTTAAGTTTCCTTTATCATCAACTGTTGTAGCTCTACCTTGCTCTAATTCTTCTGCTTGTGTTTCTTGAGCATTTTTTAATTTTTCTTTTTCCGCTTCAGCCATTTTTTCAACAGCATTATTTAATTTATCTAAGTTTTTACCTAAATCTAAATTAAATTGTTTTAAATCAATATTAAATTTTTTTTGTAATTCTTCTATTTTTTTAAGAGCTTCTTTCTCATCTTTTACACTACCTGTATCTAATAATTGAGTAATTTCTAATAAATCTTTTTTAATTTGAGGATTAATTACATCTAAAGCAGATGTAACTGTTTTTTGTACGCTATTTCGAATTGATTTACTTATTTCAGATAAAACTTTATAAACTTCTTCTTTTTGAAGACCTGATTTTTTAGAAATTTCTTGTACTAATTTAATAATATTATCTAATCGTTGATCCACACCATTTTTTTTTGTAGTTGGTTTATCGTCAATTAAGTTTTCTTTTGATGAACTCATGTCCATGGCGCCAGGCCCTGCCGCTTTTATATCTAACTTGTCTTCTATGGCCATTTTATCCTATTTGTGATGTATTTGTAGTTTTTGCTATTAATTTTTTATCTTCAATTTTTTCTTGTGTTCTACCATATGCTGTTACACCTAATACACCACCCATAGCCAAATGAAACAAACCGGCACCTTGCAGTGTCATAGGATTCCATTGTGTTAACATCATTTGACTTAAATAAACTGTTTGAGCAATATTCCATAAAACAGGAAATATTATAAAATCACATATGCATACAGTTAAGTATAACCAACCCATAGCAGGCCGCCAATTGGTTCTCCAAGGACTTTCTTTATGATTACAACTCATTACTTTTGACTCTCTCTTTTTTTTCTCTCGTTTTCTTCTTTAATATAATTAATTAATAGTGATACGTATATGTCACGTTCCCAAGGCATCATATTTTCAATTTCACTTAATGAATATTTATGATGTTGTATCAGAGCAAAATTAGTTTCGAACAGTGCCTCTAGGCTGTTGTGGGAGAGGCTTATTCGAAAAAATCAGACAATCCTACGAAAAATACCTCACTCTTAACATTAGTTTTTGGATTTAAAATCTCTATTTTATGCTTTAGTTTTGGCATTGTATCAAAAAAATCTCTAATGTCATTAAAATTGTCTTGCGGTAAACTTTCTATAAATTCTTGTAATTCTTTTTTAGATATATCTTTTGATGGGTATATTTTATCACCTTCAAAAATATGATCAATACAATTTATTAATATTTTAAATAGACTTTCTACTTTTATATTATTCGCTTCATCACCTAACTCTACTTCATTAATTGTAGGGTATTTTAATACAACTCCTAAATTTTTGTTTTTATCAATTACTATTTTGTTAGTGTGTTTTTCTTCAACTTGAACTTCAACTTTTGTTAAATCTATTTCAGCATTCACATAAGTTTTTTTATCATCAGGACATAATACTTTAAACTTAGCAATTTCTCCCACAGATTTTGCTCGTATATTTAAAAATATATATTCTAAATCAAAAACTGGTAGATTATTTACAATGATTGAATTAAAAGTACAAGAAGTAACTATATCTTTTATAGCATTTACAATGTTTGTATTATTTCCACTTTCTAAAGCTATAAATAATATTTTTTCTTCTTTTACTAAAAAAGGTCTATATTTTACCTTTAAGTCTGTTGAGGGAAGTGTCAATTCATATGTAGGCACTTCAATTTTTGGTAACGTCATAATTTTCTCCTATATTATTATATATATGTTATTATTAAAAGAATGGAGGAAATACTTTTCCTCCAAATATTCTGCCTGTAGGTAAAGAACGTTTTATTTGTTCTAATACACCACGACCTGTTCTTTTTAATTCTGGTGGTAATCCGTCAGCAACTCCAGTAGGCAGTTTTCCTGCTGATCTTATTACATTTACTCTGTCTGGATCTGTAACAACTTCAACATCAGGATAATCTGATTGACCTAATGTTACTTGGCCAGTTTTATCAATAAAGTAATTTATCCAATATCTAAAATCAAATGTGACTTGAAAAGTTTGCACATCATTTTGTGCATAATCATATTCAACAGGACCAACAACTCTAGGATAACAGTCATAAAGTTTAACAGCATATGTTGTAGCGTCTCTTTCATTTCTTGTATCAAAACTACCTAATTGAAATATGTTTACGTCTGAAACATAGTTATCGTAAAAATTATAATTAAAAGTTGTTAAACTAAAAGCTGATTGTTGCCATAATTCAAAATATGTTCTTTCTCTTAAAAATTTATCACAATAAAAAACAGCATTGATAGATGCAGATTTAAAGTCAATAACAAACTTACGAGGTGGGCCATTATGTTTAGTTTCTTTCATTACCACTTCTCTTTCAGGCATCGCTATAGATTTACAAAAAGCATTTACCCTACGACCATGACTATTTTGATAACTATTCATTTCATTGTTGCTTTTAAAACTTATAGCTTCCTCAGCACTAGCTTGACTCTGTCTTCCGTCTTGTTTTAATTTACCTCCAGGTCTTGGTAAATTAAATTCTACATAAAATCTTGCTTTACGAGCAAATCCTTCGGCTTGATTTACATAAGATTGAACACGACCCATTGTGGTTTCTTTAATTGGTCTGCCTGTTGAAGTTATATTTTTTTGAAGTACAAATCTAGGATCACCTGATACCTCGTCTTTTGATATAAAAATAGGTTTATTATATTTTGACCCTACTCCAACATTTTCTAAAGACCTATCACGTGGTAAATCTACTCTAATATCATAATTACCTATTCTTTTGCCGCCTCTTAAAATTGCCATTAGATAAAACTCCTAGAAGCTGCGTAAACAGAACTTGCAGACCTTTTTTGAAATTGTTGAACAGGTAAATAAACAGCAATAGCGGCCTGTGTTAAATCTATTTTTAAAAAACTTGACCTTACGTGTTTAAATAAATATTTTTTAATTGTAGGTTTTACTAAAGGTATAGATTTTACACTACTCCAATTTACGTCTAGTCTTGTTGTTTTATTCATTTTATTATCTGTAGCAAATCTTTGCATTTGGTCTAACAATCTAAATCTTAAACCTGGTGATAAGTAATGAAAGTTTAATCCACTAAACCCACCAGGTATAGCTTCTAAAGGTAATACAAGTGGAAAAGTATCATAATAAGGTAATGTTTTTTTAAATTTAGGATCATAAAAAAATAAATTTAACAAACCTACATTAGGCCGACTTGTAAGTTTACCTTGACTCATTAACTTACTAGCACTTATATTACTAGCTATTGAAGCAACAGCTTTTTGATACCAACTTGCTGATTTTTGTTTACCACCTTGTTTATCTACAAGAGTGTCAAGTATATTTGCCATTTATATATTTATGTTAATTATAGACACCTATTTCTTTTTCAGTAAAAATTTTAAACTCTAAACCATTACCCTCGCAATACGTTTTTGCTGCCTCCCATTTAGCTTTATTCTTAATATACTCTAAATGTTCACGTAAATATGATTTACTCTGTTTTTTTGGCTTTTTAGGCGGAAAACATTGACGATATGGTTTTATTTCAACCATATATTTTTTACCATTTTTTAACTTAAATATAAAATCAGGAAAATATCTGTGTATTCTATAGTCTATTGGTGAACGATAGATGATTGGCATTTCTTCACTTGCCCAAGACTCTATTGCGTCATTTTTATCTAAATAAACCATCATACGTCTTTCTAATAGTGAACGATATACTATTCTGTTTGGATCGCCTGCATATTTCTTAGGGTATGTTGGTTTATAAATTCCTTTAAAACTAGCTCTCATATCATATAAATATTACTAAAATATATAAACTATTTATGTCAGTATCAAAAGTATCAAATTTTTTACAATCAAATTTTAACAACTTGTCAACAAGTTTTAATATTCATAATAATAATTTAAATTCAATAACTCCTGGTAAACTAGCTTCATCATTAAGTAATCCTCAAATTACAGCAAATGCAGCAAAAATTATTGATAGATCGCCACTTGAGGCTGATTTTGAGCCATCAACAAGTCACATAAAAGAAAACCCCTATAAATATCAAACTATTTTTTATCCTCAAGATGTTGCTAATTTACCTACTGGTCATTATATGAGATTTGATATTTACCAAAATAATAAACAAAAGTACGTTAAAAATAATCCTAAAGGTGCAGGGCCTGACGCATCAGAAAGATTGAAGGCTGCTAAATTATATAACGAAGCGTCTTTTGGTAGACAAAGTCCTATTGGTAGACTTGGAAGAGCTCTATCAGTACCTTTTGGTGGTAGCACAGTAGGTTCAGATAAAGAAGCATTTGAATTAGCTCCAAGTGATAATAAAAGACAGTCTGGTATTCAAAGAAATAATAATACACACGCTTTTATAGAAGCTACAATATTACTTTACACGCCACCTCAAGTAAAAACCACTTATGCTGCAACTTATGCTGATGCTGAAACAGCTGGTTCAGGTGCGGTAACAGGCAGTAAAAATTTTGGTGATTTTTTAATGAATGCTGGAAAAAGTGTATTGATGGGAGTTAGAGATGTTGTTATGAATCTAGCAGGAACAATACCAAATGCTGGTGATGTAGCAGCCGCTACATCTAAAAAAACAGGTACAGCTAAAAATCCAAATATGGAATTAGTTTTTAAATCCGTGCCATTTAGAAAATTTGAATATACTTT